GAATCTCGATGCGGGAATGAAAGGCACGATGGCGGAATACCAAGTTTCATCGGTGACGGAGACGGCTATCATGGATGTCTATCCTTATACTGCACCGGAAGAAGAGTCTGAGTTCAAGGATGAAAAAGCGAACTAAAGAAATGATACTTGTGCCACCGTTGGCATCCGCTTTGGTAGCACAAGTTTATGAGAGCAAACTTCCGATTTCGCTCATCATCCATCGGAAAGAACACACGGGAATGATTCCTGTAACGGCGGAATATGAAGTTGGATATAATGATGCGTTTGATCAACTGCTGACAGATGTCGCACGAAAATTGAAGGTTTTATGAGCAAGAAACAACAAACCTTATTGATTACTCCACCTTTATTATCAAAGGAACATCCTAATGAAATGGAGACATTTACTGGATTCGAGTGCAGTAAATGTTACGGTAACGGTTGGATTATTGCATTGGGAGAACGTAACGAAACAGTGATAAATACGTGCCCTATCTGTGGAGGTAGTGGAAGATTAAAAGCGGTGGTAACCACAAAGTGGATACCGGATAAGAAAGAAGAATAACCAATGACATAAAAATGAATAACCAAAGCAGTATTAGCAGTATCACATTTGGTCCGTGAGGCAAAGCCAAGAAAGGACTATATCAATCACTTCCGGCAATCGAAGCCTCTTGAAGGTATTTATCTTTCAGACTTTATCCGGGAAACAGTTGAAAAGAAATCACAGCGCAAGCCGTCAAACTCACTAGCTGTTTACAGTGCCCTGATAGGACATATAAACAGTTTCTCCGCAGAATACGATTGTGACATATTCACCAATTCCGTCACAGAAGAGTTCATTGAAGATTTTATCATTTACCTTGAGAATGTTGGTTTACGGCATAACACGATTGTAGGTTACATTATGAAATTACAATCTATGGTTCGCAAGGCTTCACAGTACAATTATGCCGTCGACCCTACTTATAATCAAATAGACTTGCATTTGGAAGATACTTTTGCAGTCTTCTTGAGCATGAATGAGATTACGCGCATCTATTATTATAAGTTTAGGAAGCAGGATAGCAGAAGGGCGAAGGAGAAGATACGTGATCTGTTCGTTGTTGGTTGCTTGACAGCATTGCGTTATTCGGACTATTCAACGCTGACGCAGGACAACTTCCAGAACGATTTTATCGTGAAGCGTACAAAGAAGACCAATGTCACTGTAAAGGTTCCAATGCATGATTATGTTCGCGAGATTATAGCCAAGTATGGTGGTAATATCCCTAACGGACTTTGCATTCAGTACTTTAACAAATATCTTAAACTGATCATGCACGAAATCGGATTGACAGATAAGATTACTTACTCATACACAGTAGGTGGTAAAATAAAGACTGTGACAAAAGAGAAATGGGAACTAATCTGCAGCCATACCGCTCGTCGTTCAGCCGCGACAAACCTTTATTTGACAGGAAGAATGAAAACGCTGGAGATAATGCGACTTACAGGTCATAAGACTGAACAAAACTTCTTCAGGTACATTCGCTTGACGAATGATGATACAGCAAGATCAATAAGCGGAGATATGTTTTTTAGAAAATAATAATCGGGCGTCTGCCTGTCATCAGGCAAACGTTAAAATATAAGTAAGAAAGAAACGGGGCGGGTTAAACGGTATCATTGCCCGCATTAAGAGGATACCTTGTGTGCCTGCACCAGTGTTAAGGTTTTCACAAAACCAAAGGATGACAGCCGGGAAAGACCGGCATTTATAATATTCAAAAAATTCAGAAAGGAACAAAATTATGACATTAAAACAAGCCCAAAAATTGTATGAAGATTCAGTACAGGCAAAAATGACTCATGCCGACAACTGTATGACTCAATCGCAACTTGAATATATTGGCAGAACCATTTGGGGATTCACTCCCGACAAACAAGCAAAGGTGCTATTCACCAAGATAGGTAAGAGAGTATCTACTGTTATAGCATCAAAAGAAGCATTTATTAAAGAAGTTGGTAAACCTATTGTCTGCAAATGTCCAGTATGTGATATGTATTATTTGGCTTATAGAAAGCCCGTCGATGCTCACGATGAACTAACTGCTCAGTGTCCAAAATGCGATTCACTTGGTTGTGATTCGGATATTGTACACTTGGAGACAAACCGTAAGTTTTGGCTAAATGACAAGATCACTAAAATTCTTGTTCCCAACAAAGATCCGGAACGAGTAGCAACTATGTATGATTCGGCTGCGGAAGATTTCCCGGCACAATATGATATGCTACTGCCTGATGGTAAGAGATGTTCTGATTGCGTAAAAAGTAATACCTGTTGCAATGTATTTGGTCAGAAGGAAAGTGACACTACCTGCCAATGGCATCCTTCCAGATATTCACCGAAGGAATAACCCTCAAAACTAAGATAATAATGAATAAAGATAATATTATTCCACCTATGACGCATCCTTATGGGATGTGTTGGCAACAGCCGCCAACTTACTTGATACTAATTGATGATACTCATGCAGTGATGAGTAGACTTGATTTTGAAATACTCATGGATTATACTTGTTCTCGACCGTCAGCTCTCTATAATGGTAAAATGTGGAAAGCACAATATGAGAATGAAGGTGCGTTGAAATGGTTTCTTTGCTATTGTTTCAATGAGAATGAGAAGACGAATGAGATAGACATTGCATATCGTGAAATTTTGATAATTGACTAATAACAATACGGAAAGGAATAGAATGTTATATATAGCAGAAGTAGTAGCAATAATCGAAGAGGCGAAAGAACGTGGAGAACATTCGCACACATTCATAAATCTGTCTTCGTATGTACGACATATACTAATAAAAGTCGGATATAAAATACGTTTCTCTATAGATGAGAATTGGAATGGCGTATATAAAGTAGAGTGGTAATTTTAAGTAAAACAAAATAGATGAGCTTTATTGCAAGACAAAAGAATGGGCTTTTATGCCGATTCTCAACGGTGATAGATACTGTTAGTGATTATAATATGACAGATGAAGAATATATTGAAATGTGTGCCCAAAAAGCAAGGGAGGAAGCTCAAGAAACATTAAAACATTCTCTTCGTCCGTTTGAAGAGGTAAAAGCATCTTTTGTACCTACCAATATGAGCCGTGATGAGTTCAACAGGATTTTAAAATTAATGGAAAAAGAATAACTATAAACATGAAACGATTTAATACCCAAACAAGGTTTGTTCCCCTAAAGATAGATGAAGACTTTAATGTGGGGCATATTCAATCGAAAGACGGAAAAGTAAAAGACTTTAAAACGCGCAAGGCAGTTGAGAAGTATTGCAAAGAAAATCATTGCATTTATTGCGAAGAAAAATACATATTCTACAAATGATTATCCGTTCGAGAAAAGCCGCGCAAGAAAAAATCTTTGCGCGGCTTAATTTTATATTCTCAAATTACAGCAATCATTCGGGCTGTAGTTTACATTCTTCTTCCAGTACTGAAAATGACTATCCACGTCCTCACAAACTGAAATCTTCCTGCATCCTGAAATCTTATTTAGATATTCGATTTTTCGCTCCAACTGCAAATGATTATACCCTGCATGCTTCAGGGTGTATTCGGAATAGTCAATATCAAACCATTGCTTCACCCATGTGTTTACCCGCAAGAACTCCACCAGAATCTTATCACATCTGATACTGTTCAGAACCCTAAAATCAATAAATTGAGGGATAAATGGTGATAACCTGACAGAGACATCAAATCCTTGCTCCTGCAGCTTCTCAATAGCTTTAATCCGTGCAGATGGCGGACACGCCTTTTCAAATGTACGTGAAAGAGTGTCATCCGTAGAAGTCACAGATATTTGTATATGCGCCAGTTTTCTATCCATCAACCGGATATATATGTCATCTGCTACCATTGAGGACTTTGTCACGATAAGGTAATGTACCCCTTGTCGGTTCAGGTTCTGAATTGCTTTATAGGTTTCCCTGTAAACAGCCTCACAAGGTTGGAAACAGTCAGTCATTCCACCCAAACGCACAACTGTTCCCCGCTCTAATTTGCAGATCTTCCTCCCCACTTTGTCCGTCCGGGAAACAGATGGATTATCAGGATGCCATAGTCCCCTGAAATTAAGGAGTGACTTTGCATAACAATAAGAACAGTCGTGAAAGCATCCACAGCCGTAGAGGTCTAAACGTGTCGGGTAATTGCATTTATTTCCTTCATTTCCGGAGACGGTCTTATAAAAGGACTTAAACTCTGGTGCTTTTGTGAACGTAGTCACCCATTGTGGTGCATTTACTGTATATCCGGTAGTCATACCCGCAATTTCTTCTTTCAACATGCTCATACTCTTTTAAAATGAATGTTTATAATAATAATACAAATTTGATTATCTTTGCAATGCCAATCACATAAAACAAAAATGCGAGTAGACGCAGCAAGGGTTTTTGCCCCCGGCTGTGCGTCTGCTCGCATTTTGTTAGTATGTGATTGGCGTCTTTACTAACAGGCTGGGGGCTTTTTTATAGCCTTTCCCCCACAGGCTTATATTCAATTTTGACAAATCACTGAAAATCCGTATATTTGCGCTTATAATAGTGCTTTCTTATGCGGAATCCTGAAATGACCAAAATACGTGACCGGAAGATGGTAGAAACGTTCTATCTTCTCTATGATAAAAAGCGCATCCGTTTGGAGGATGTTCTTTTGCGTATGAGTCATGACCTGTTCTTTCTTGATCAGAACTACATCTACAAACGGATTTTTTATATATCGGAGAATTTATCATATTACGAACAATTAAAAGAGGGCAAAAAGCCCGATTCAAAAAAGAACGATACAAATCAACTTAGTCTTGGTTTTTAACCGTTGCATCATAGATGATACAGCGGTTCTTCGTCTTCCGTTTTCTCCGGTAAGTCCCCATTGCTAATTTTCATTTCACGGTCTTTCATGTCGGCATGGCTTGCAAGTTCCATTGTGGTGTAATCCATGATTTCACATTCAAAGCTGATCCGGTACAGGTTTCCCGCACCCCCCGACTCTTCCCGTCCGACATGGGTACGTCGGAGCGTGCCGAAGTTCTTTCCCGATTTTCCGTGTAACATCATCCCCAGCAATGTCAACAGGTCAAGAAAGGACAACGCCTCTTCCTGCATAGCCGCACCTTCGTAGGTATCGGAAAAAGTTTCGTAAAACAGCCGGAAATCAATCTGCGTGTGAAGCCGCTGAACGAGTAACCCTTCATCCTCAATACCCAGCGTATTAAATTCAATGAATACAGCCGGGGACGAAAAGGGATGTTCTTCATCGAGAAAACTAACCTGTTCATGCCACATGTCTATATGTTCAATCCCCGGTGTATTTTCCATCCGTTCCCTTAGCTCGGAATACTCATCCGGGATAGATGCGAGGAACTCATCTTTGCTCCGTATTATTTCAACCAGTTCTTTGTAGCAGTCTGTCCAAATCATAACTATATAGATTAAATATTCGAGAATCGTTTGTCAATCTCCGATGCGATCCATGTATCGAGTTGCTTCATAAACGTAGCGGACTCACCCATATACTGACGTTTGGGGATTCTTATCCTGCTGCCTACTTTTTTAAGTGCCATACTTTTGTAAAAAGAAGCCATTGTAGACAGCCGCTCATTGGCTTTATTTTGCCGTAATTCGCCATTTTTCCTCTTTTGCATTGATCCGGTCGACTTCATGTACAAATACCAAAAATAACGTTTCATTCGCTCCGTTACGACAATGTACCCGCCTTCATTGTGGATCTTGGCATAAGCCAGCGGATCGGTCTGATAAATGATACGGTCTATTCCACGGCTGACCGCATGTATGCTGTCACGGAGCTTCCCGCTTTGTATCAATACGCCACGATCCGAACCGATTGCGAGTGACCTTTTAGCCCACGGTGTCAGTGATGTATCAAGAAACCCCTGCCTGCGAAAATTCTGCTTGAAGAAGTTCACACCCGCAACTTTCGCGTAGCGGTGCGCATCTTCTACCAGTGTGGATAATTCTTTAAAAAAATCAGGTAATTCAGTTCTTTCCATTTGCATTTCAAAATAAAATTGTATATTTGCAATGTTCGCGGCTGTAACAGGTCAAGAGCTCCCTTCAGGAGTGGTAGTTTCGGCTACTGCTCCTGAAGTTCTTTAAGAAGGTCGGTTGCTTTTCCGTCCACCACGTCTTGCCATGACACTTTCACGGCTTTTCTCTTATAAATGAACACCATCCGCTGCCCGGCATACTTTTCGCCATACAGTTTGTATATGCCGTTCAGTTTGTTTTTCAGCATTTCCGGTTCGACAGTGTCAAAAGCGCTCAAATTGAATACAGTATATTCGCACTGCTGTTTTTTCGAACTGTCAAGCCCGTGTTTTATACCGCCCAGCCCCTGAATATTTTTCAGGTCTGCCAGCTTTTCGTCAATCAAATATTCCGGGTTCTTTACCCCGTCCTCGTTGATGTGCGGGCGGATTTTTACTTTCATCTTCAGTTCCTTTGAAATTACCCGTGCGCTTTCCACATTCTTTGCCAAGTCTTTCGGATCAGCAAAGTCGCTGATCATCACTTTCGATTCCGGATCACGATGATAAGGGGCGTATATTTTATTCCGCTCCGTCTCTTTCCTGATTTTTATCAGGTCATTGTCCGGCATTGAAAAATAAGGATGTGCAACCGTGAATATCTCACCGGATTGACCTACGTTATTCGCAAAAGCATCCGGTATCGTCACAATAGGCGTAGCAGGTGTTTCCGGTTCGTCCGTTTGTTCGACATAACACCTGCACCGATATCCGTTGGGCGGGTAGTTCTGCAGCCAAAACGGATCGTTAATAGGTTTTACGACACCATCCAGTATCCTATGTGATTCTCTTACCCGTTCATCCCCGGCAGTCACATACTTCAGGTTAGGCATTATATCCGCATTCTCCTTGAATTCCTGCCATTCACTGGCGCGTCTGCCGCTTGTTTCTGCCGTTTCAAATTCCGTGCGAAGGTAATTTTCATTATAGTCTTTATGAATTGCCATTACTTTTTCCCGGAAGTCCTCATAAGAAAGTTTTTTCCCCTTATCATCATAAAGGGCATCATTCATCTCCTTAATTTCCTGATACGTCTTCGCTCCGGAGAACTTGAACAAGTTGTCACGTATCCGTTGAGGTTCTTCCGCCTGTTCCGGATCATTATAGTCGTCTTCTCCCCATCCTTCAGCCGCCTTCTTATTCAGTTCCTCGTATGTCTTTCTGAATAATTCCCCGTCAATATTCCCTGTCTTAACTTTACGTTCGTAAACCTGTTTCATCACTCTTCCGATGATACTGCTGAAATCATACTCCCCGGCTTCCATGACAGGCGACGTTACCGTTTCATCGTCCGGTTCGGTCTTTTTTTTTTGAGGGTCTGTTTGGGGCTGATTCGGCAATGTTCCTCCCTGCTGCTCACCACCGGGATTTTTCTTTTGACCAATGATCGGCAAACCTGTTTTTTTAGCAACTTCTTCATGGTCAAACTCAAAGGTATAAGCCAGCTTGTTGATTGCTTCGATGTATTCCGTGATAGACAAACTTTCCGTGTCGTCCCACTTCAGTTTCAGCCTTTCAAGCGGTTTGTATACCGGGCTGATCTTTACCAGTTTGGGAATGATAATGTAATTGAAATAAAACTGGAACAACATTTTATCATATTCGTGCCGCGATTTTTCAACACGTTCATGTACTTCTGCCGTACCTTCCCACGCACCGTTTTCAGTTGTTCCCGTCTGACCCAGCAAACGTTTACTGATCTGGTTGTCACATCGTTCCTCTAACGGTAAAAAAGCATTGGTTGTATTTCCCCCGGCTTCTTTCCCATACTCGACCGTTTCGTTTCCTTGCAGCACAGCAAAGAAATTATTCCTGAAGTCCGTCATCATTTCGAATAATTCGTCCATCCGCTTTTTATCCATTCTGTCTGAAGTAACAAAGACGGGCGGAACACCATATTTTTCGATATAATTCATCCATGCCCCCAATCCTAATTTCTTGGCAAGAATGATGACCGCCAGTTCGTTGAGCATCCCCAGCGACCACGGATTCCCGAATTGTACATAGTACGGTTCAAGCGCACCGTCTTTGTACGACCATCCAGTCTGGTCTGATTCCTCCCTGATGATGATTTGTTGTTGTGGAATGTAATTTGACATGGGAATTTCTTCGACATGGCTAATTTCCAAATTATCATCAAGGTGGGAAAGATCGGCAAGCGATACCCCCTGTAACTGATGCAGAAAACAGATTCTGATAAGCTGGTGAAACCATGGACGATCCAGTAATTTTTTTGCTTCCTCATCTTCATTGTCATTATCATCCACAAGGTTATATTTTGCCTGTTGCACAGGTAAGACGCGATTGTCAATGGTCGTCTGCAAATGTTCATCGTTATATAACGACTGAAAAAAGCGGTATAATAAACCACGCCTGGGATCATCCGGATCGGTAGCTGCGGTCACTGACATGATCCAGTCGTCAATGGTCTTTTCCCGATAAACAACAGCCTGCCTTTTATACATTGTTCCTGACGTTGGCAACCCACTGCTGTCCATTCGATAATAATACTCATTGAGTATATTCTTCAGGCTCATCCGACGAATAGCCTTCTGTTGAAACCAGTTGAATATTTCTCTTAACTTCTTGTACATAACATACCTTTTAAAAGCGGTTTAAAAACTATTTAAAGAAACCATCCACCATTGCGCGTGTGCCCGTATAATATGGGATATTGCACGTTCCCGTCTTCATCCGTTACCGGGGGAATATCCTGTGGCAAAGTCATGATCCCGTCGCGCAGTTTGACAAGTATGCCGTCCGCCCAATCGTTCAAGCCCGACAAGGAATCCGGAACTTTACGGGTTGCATTCCGGCTGACAGCACGACAGGCTGTGATACATGCGACCACACGTACCAACAACCCTGTCCGGATCGGAGGATCACCAAATATTTTCCCCACGTCGTAACGACCACCGATATAGGCGCACACTTCACTTATGACAAGGTCTTCAATCCCTGCCAGTATCTCTTCTTCTTTCTCTATACTTTCGATCAGCAACCGATTCTGTATGATGGTTGTCAAATCATCCATGTTGATGTACTTCATAGTTACCAAGTGTATTTACGTTTATATCTTCCCGCTTTCCACGGTCGTGACGCGGGTTCATCCTCTGATTGTGGGGGATCAGTGTATATTTCAAGTTTCTTCACCGCCTGTTCATCGGCATCCGGACTGTCGTCATGTTCTGTCATACCCGGTTCAACCGCATACAATTGCTTTAAGCCGACAGCTATGTCAGGGTTTGACTTTAGCAGTTCATTGACATACATACGACCGTTCTGATAATACGGGTGCATGGAAAGCATACGAAGCAACTTGGTCATCGTTTTGGGAGTTTGTATTGGAACCAAATTAAGCTCCACCCCCGTTTCCGCTTCAGCTTCCTCAATGTTCCGTTTAACTTCATCATTCCAGAATTGACTCTCATATTGCCAAAAACAGATAATGCCCTTTGCCCTGAATTCAGCCTGCTTCATGCACATCCATTGTACGCAGAGTTTCATCTTTGACTGCTTTACGAATCCGTCTATCAGCCAAAAATCATTTTTATGGCGTCCCCAAATCTTACATGCGTTAAAGTCACTTGTATCTGTCCCGGCATACGCAATGTCCCAATGTGCCACGATCGCATTCATCGTGTGAAGGTCAGGGAGCTTTCCCCACTTCACCATTTCGGGCTTGAATATTTTACCCTTGACAAGCGGTACGTGGTTATATTCCGCATGTGCCGCGAGAATGCCCATGTCTTTTTCCTGCTGACGATAGAACTGGGCGGAATACATCGATTTCCACGCTGGTTCATACGTTACCGGATCATAAGCCTTCACCAGATGCCAGTCCCAGTCGGGATGCCGTTGTTTGAGAATCGTCTGTACCATCCGGGATGCAAAACGGTTGTTAGCACCTATCAGACGTCTGCGCTTTCCCGTCATGGTTGCCAGCACGTCCGCTTCGATCCAGTCCGCATAATCATCCTGCATCCGGTTGTTTTTGATGGTCTGCGGTGTCTCCAAGTCGTCAATTATCCACAGGTCAGGACGATGTGCGCCTTTACGAAGCCCGCGAACCTTCTGCTTCGCACCGAACGCCTTGCAAATAAAGCCGTTCATCGTTACGAAGTTTCCCTTTTCCCAATATCCCGGATTATACTGCTCGCCAAAGTCGTGTTTCAAAAGTTCGTTTGCCTCGAATTCCGCACGTAAATCTTCCAGCAGGTCACAAGCGCGGTCAAATGTGTCGGAAACGATACACATATAATGCGTCTCACCGTTAATCCATAACCATAGGGGAATGATCACATCGTTCCATACCGATTTTGCAAGTCCGCGTCCCCATTCGGCATATCCTTTATAAATTGGATCGTTCATCACCCTATTGGCATGAGCGATCTGAAAGTCCGCACAGTCTGCGGTCGCATAATGGGGAAGATAGGTTTCGACAAGATACTTGACATCCCGCTTCGCACGCTGTATGCGGTTCATCCGAACTGTCAGCGATTCGTCCGGATCAATCAGGTTGCCCGTGCACCGCGCACGTTTTAACTTCTCCTGATACTCCTTGAGGGCTTTGCTATCTTCGACTTTCATTATCCCAACATTTTTGCGGCTTCATAAAGGTGGTTCTCCTGAAAGTCCAGTGTTTTAAAATAAAGGTCTGCATCGTACACCTTCATCGCATCGAATATCCGGCTCATGACATCAATGTAAATAGCGAGCGTAATCCGGTTCTTTTTGTCCACCTCTTTGAGCTGGTTTCCCCATTGCGCCACACTGTTGTCAAGCGTAGCCGCCTGTTTCCGTAGTTCGAGCACCTTGTCGCTGTCACCTTCCGCAATGGCTTCGTCAATCATGCGCAGCAGCTCCAGTTTTTGGTCTGCAAGAATGTTGATAATCTGTTTCAGGTTGTCACCCTGCTTTTGCGATGAAATAACAGATGCCTGACGCTCTTTTTTCCAAAGTGCGTCATTCTCATTAATCCAGCTTGAAACAGACCTTTCCGACACGTTTATTCGTGTGGAAATCTCCTTGCACGTCATTCCTTCACGTACATAAAGGTCGTGCGCTTCCTTCTTCAATTTACGGTAGTATTCTTTGCTTGGCATATCGCTTCCTTTCGTTTACGCAGCAAAGGTCATATTTCATCATCACCTGTGGAAAACGGCTTTTCATGTTGGAACGTATTCTTTCCAAGTTGGAAAAAATACGTCCTTGTTAACACTGTTTTTTTTCCAAGATGAAAACGCTTTTTCCGTACCCGCCTTTCCTTTTCCAATTTTGCAGTATGAAATTTTAAATATCGCGAAAATGAATCTGACTGCAACAGCGGAAAACGGACGTGCCCGGATTGAACTCAAAGGCACAATATCAAAATGGAGGGAGACGGAAGCGGAATTCACTTCCAAAATTGAGCAACTGATAAGATCAGGAATCAAGGATGTGCATATCTATATCAACTCTCCCGGTGGCGAATGCTTCGAAGCCAACGAGATCGTGAACGTGATCAAGAAGTTTCCCGGCAAAATTACGGGTGAAGGCGGTGCGCTGGTAGCCAGTGCGGCAACCTACATCGCTATCAATTGCACATCGTTCTCCATGCCTGCCAACGGACTTTTCATGATCCATCAGGTCAGCGGAGGGGCATGCGGGAGAGTCGCTGATATTGAATCGGCTTTGGAGGTCATGCGCAAACTGAATGAGCACTATCTGAATGCCTTCCTGTCAAAGTGCACGGACAAGAAGAAAATCCGGGACGCCTGGGAGAAGGGCGACTACTGGATGAGCGCGCAGGAAGCGAAGGAAAACGGCTTTGTGACGGAAGTTACAGGCAAGGCAAAAGTCGATAAGGCTATGGCACAAATGATTACCAACTGCGGTTACACAGGTGAAATTGAGATTACTGACTCTATTAATAACGAAAAATCAAAAAATGACATGGATTTAACAATGTTGACTACCCGCTTCGGAATGGACGCAAGTACCACGGAAGCACAATTCATCGCACAGGTAGACGTGTGGAAGCGTAAGGCAGACCGCGTCGACATGCTCGAAAGACAGGAGGAGGCACGCAAGGAACAGGAAATCGAAAACATCCTGAACAGTGCGATCAAGGAAAAAAGAATCACAGCCGACGTTCGTGACGACTGGAAGGCGAACCTGACCAGCAATTTCGATACCGCAAAGAAGCTGCTCGACGCTATCAAGCCTGTGGAAATGCCGGAAGTTCATGCTCCCAGTCTGACGGATACCACAAACAAAAAGTTCGAAGACCTTCAAAACGATCCGGAGGCTTTGAAAAATATCATGGAGAAGAATCCGGCTGAATACGAACGTCTTTTGAATGACTACATAAAGCGTAACGGAAAATAAAATACTAACCATTTAAAAAAAAGAATATGGCACAACCAGTAGACGGTCTTTATTTGAACAAGTACGTCGATCCCCAACTGTTGATCGAACGTCGCAATTACAGGGCGGACTTCATGCAGGTCTTAGGCTCTGTTCCTGCCGGAGCTTTGGCTGCGGACGGTGTACGCAGAAACAAACTGATTAACAATGTCGGTTTTCGCGTAAACAACACGGAAGATTTCGAGCCGAAGCAAATGACCGGAAAGAATTATATCGTACCGTGGGAAATCTACGATACGGAACCCAGTTCCTGTACGGATGACGAAATCCGTTATCTCGCTTTTGACAAGCGCGCTGCTATCCGTGTGAAGCACAATGAAGCCTTTCAGGTCGGTATCCGCAACCATGTGCTGCACAAACTGGCTCCGGAGGATGATTCAAACGAAGAAATGCCTGTTATCCGGACAACGGGTGAGAAAGATATTAATGGTCGTTTGAGACTGTCTTATAAGGATCTGGTCGATTTTGCAACGCTCGCAAAGACGTGGAACCTTCCCGTTACCGATGCCCTGTACATGGTGCTTTCCCCCCTGCACATGGGTGACTTGTTGCTGGATAAGGATGCGTCCAAGTACTTCTATGACCGTACTTTCTACCTTGATCCGGCAACCGGAAAACCGAAAGGCTTCATGGGTATCAAGTTCTTTGAGAATAACGACTGCCCGTTCTATAATGCGGAAACAGCCAAGAAGGTGGCGGAAGGCACAAAACCGTCTGCCGAAACGGACTTTCAGGCAAGCACGTTCTTCTATGCTCCGAATACGTATTACCACATCGAATCCGTGAAATCCCTGTATCGTCCGGAAACGACCGATACACGCAGCAAGAGTCCTACATCCGAATATCGTACCCAAACCTACGGTATTGTAGACCGTATTGAAGATTTCGGTGTTGGTGCAATTTTATCAGGTAAATCCGTATAACGAATTATTTTATGGGAAATTTTACAGGAGTAATCATCAACAAAGTTAATGGCAGGCTGGTACGGGATACCGATACCAGTGACCGCATCATCTTGCTCGTGGTCGGTGGATCGGAGATCGGAAAACTTGAATATTACAAGCCGGAAAACCTCAACGACATTACCGATTTGGAAGCACTTGGTTGGGATGATACCATTGATCTTGAAAACAAGGAACTGGTGCATTACCATACCAGCGAAGTCTTCCGCCTGTCTCCGGAACGTTCGCTGTATCTTATGCTGGTTCCGAAGTCTGAAAAAGTGTCAAGCCTGCTGACGAAGGAAGATTTCGTCAATGCGGTACGTACCATCAACGGAGTAAACACCATCGGTATCTGCTCACTGACTGCGGACGAAACAATCACAGTAGCCGTACAAGAGGCACAGAAGATGGTCAATAAATTCAGGGAAGACCACCTGTATATCGATGCGGTAATATTGGAAGGTGTCGGAAAGTATATCAATGCCATTGCCGATGCTGTCGACCTCCGGAAGTTGGATGCTGAAAACGTCTCTGTCGTGATTGCACAAGACCCGGCACGGGCGGCAAAGGATGAAGCATACCGGACACACGCTGCCGTAGGAAGCGCACTCGGAATGCTGTCTGTCCGCTATGTACATGAAAATATGGGCAGTGTTGATATTGAAAACCACCCACGGACGGCAAAGGGGACAAAGGACTATCCATTGACTGACAAACTGAACGGGCTTTGGCTGGATGCAGCCTTGAGCAATGGCAAACCCTTCTCACAGTTGAGCGTATCCGACCAGAAAAAACTGACTGACCAAGGGTATATCTTCGTCGGCAGCTTTCAAGGGTATGCCGGATTCTTTTTCAGCAATTCATGTACGTGTACGGAAGCGGACAGCGACTATGCATATATTGAATATAACGCTGTTTGGAACAAGGCGGCACGTATTATCCGCAATACCTTGTTACCGCGTGTGAGAAGTAAGGTGAAAGCTGACCCGTCAACCGGATATATCAGTAATACCACGATCAGCAGTTGGGACGCGCTTGTCAAATCCGCACTGGAAACTATGGTAACTTCGGAGGATATTGCAGACTTCGACATTTATATCAATCCCAAACAGATGGCTGTCAGCGACAAGCCTTTCAATATCAAGGTAAAACTGGTTGCAGACGGTATTGTACATGAGTTTGAGATTGACTTGGGTTTCACAAATAAAATCTGAAAATATGGCATTGTTAGGAACATTAATCAACAAGTTCGGAAAAATAGCCGGATGGAACAGCGTCAAGGTTGTCATGCTCGGTCGTCAGGTAGAGGGTATCACAGCCCTTTCCTACAAAGACAGCAAAGAGAAAGACAACATCTACGGTGCCGGTGAATTTCCTGTCGGTCGCGGTGAGGGGAATTACAAGGCTGAAGCATCGATCACCCTTCTGAAAGAAGAAGTGAACGCCTTGCAACTGACACTCGGTTCGGGAAAGCGTCTCACGGATATCGAGCCGTTCGACATTCCGGTCATGTATGAGTATAAAGGGCTTGTCATGAAGGACGTAATCCGGAACGTCGAATTCACGGACAATGGCGTGGACGTTAAACAGGGTGATAAAAGCATTGCCACACAATTCACCCTTCTTCCCAGCCATATCGACTGGAATGTGGCAATGTAGTTTAATAACCGTTTAAAAGACTTTTAAAATGAAAGAAGAAGAAATGAAAATCAAGGCTGGAAAGCCTTACGAGGAACTGACAACGGAGGAAAAGGCTTTGATTGTCGATTTCACAGAGGAAGAGCATACGGAACTGAAACTGAAATACGGAAAACGCCTGAAGCATGTCACCGTACAGGTGGACGAGGATGAACGTTACGACTACCTGATCGTCCGCCCGAAAAAAAACATCCTGCTGGCTATGGCAAAGAAAAAGGATGATCTTGAAGAAGCAAATGACATCCTGATCCGGAACTGCGTGGCGGCTGGCAATATGGAGGCGTTGGAAGATTCTACCGTCTATACTTCAGTCCTGACCGCCATCGGACAACTGATTGCCGGACAGGCGGCTTTTATCAGCAAAGCATAGAGGAATATTCATCAGCGTTCGGTCTTGTCGAGGGAATAGATGCCATCCTGAAAAAAGTATATGGCTTCGACATCCCGGACAAACTGGACGAAGATGAATGGCTCCGGCTCTATGCCGAATACCGCATGTTGCGGAAAACGGAGTTGGAAGAATTTGAAATAGTAATGCACAATGCATTCGCTAAAGTTGTAAACCGATTATTCTCAAAAGACAATGCAAGTGACTCAATGGATATTGGAACTGGTTGACAGGATCACGTCTCCGCTACATGCGGCAACCGATGCAGCCGAAGAAGCTACACGGGTAATCGACGACACGGAGGAAGTGGTTGAACGTCTTGGGGAGACATCGGGAAAAACAGCCGGAAAACTGGAAGGGCTGGGAAAGGGAATGTTCTTTCTCAACCAGCTGAAGGAAGGTGTTGACAATATCCGTGATTCCTTTAACGACGCCATCGAACCGGGCGTCCGGTTTGAAACTGCCGTTGCCGAAATGTCCGGTATCACCAACATGGAGGGGAAGGAACTGGACGTTCTCGCCACCAAAGCCCGTAACACGGCAAAAGCGTTCGGTGTCGATGCGTCAAATGCTATGGTCGTTTATAAGGACTTGCTTTCAAAGATTACTCCGGAACTGAAAAAAGCACCGGACGCGCTCGAAATCATGTCGAATAATGTAATGACACTTAGTAAAACGATGCAAAATGACGTCCCCGGAGCGTCTGCAGCCATGTCCACCGCCATGAACCAGTATAAGGTTTCCCTCGATGATCCGATGAAAGCCGCACAAACTATGACGGACTATATGAACATCATGGCGGCAGGAACTGTCGAAGGGTCTGCCGAAATCAGGGAGGTCGCGGAAGCATTGAAACAAACGGGTAGTGTTGCAAAAACATTCGGGGTTGAATTTGCCGAAACAAACTCCCTGATCCAGTTGCTTGACAAATCGGGGAAAAAGGGTTCAGAAGGCGGTATCGCTTTGCGTAACACGATAGTCAAATTGCAGGCTCCGACTACGGACGCGATCAAGCAACTGAAAGCTGCCGGGGTCAATATAAAAACGATGCAAAACCAGTCCCTTTCACTGACTGACCGACTGCGTGCCCTGACTCCGGTCATGCACAACGCTACAATCATGTCCGCGTTGTTCGGAAGTGAAAACCTTGCTTCAGCGATGGCTTTGATTGAGGGTGTAGACCAAATTGACACATGGACGGAAGCGATACAGGGTTCTACTTCTGCGGTCGACATGGCAAATAAACAAATGGATACTTATGCCGAAAAGCAGAAACGTATGCAAGCGTTTATCGACGACCTGAAGATCAGTTTCTTTGAATTTGTAGAACCGATTGCCCCTGCCATTGAAGTTGTGGGAATCTTTGTAGGCGCGCTTGTCACGCTCGGAACTGTCGCATGGTCTATTTCGCAGATCATGTCACTTGGAATAACAAAGATTGCCGGGGTTTGGGTTGCGTCGATGGCTAAAATGGCATTGTCTACAATCGTGGGTAGCCGGCTGATTTCCGTCGCTATCATGGGTATCCCTGTCATCGGCTGGATCGTTGCAATCATAACGGCTGTCATCGCTTTCGTGGCTTTCCTTTATAACAAGTTTGAAGGAGTCCGTGTGTTCCTGTTCGGGCTGTGGGAAGTCCTTAAAACGGGCTTTCTTTCCTTTTTCAAGACGATTCATACCATCCAAATGGGAATCATTGAAATTCTGAATCCGGTTAACTGGTTCAGGGATGACTGGAGCATTGACGACGTATTTGAACGGGTAAAGAAAGAAGTGTTTGACAACGCTGTGGCAGTCGGTCGGGCATGGGAAGAAGGCAAGGAAAAGGGACGGGAAAGCTGGCGGAACAAGGACAAAGTCCCCGGACTTGACAAGTTCCAGCTGGACACCGCACCAGCGGCAGTCAACAAACCGACCACCGTCACAACCTCAACCGGGGGGACTTCCGGGAAAGACGTGGGACTTGGTGGAAAAGGTGGAAGCAGCGTGAGGAATATCACCATGAACGTGACATTCAACAATCATTTCAGGGTTGCGGCAGGTGCGGACATGCGCGATGTTGCGGATAAGGTCAAACGGGAAATTTTAGCGGTGATAACCGATACAGTACCAGCAATAGGATAAAGTTATGACAGGAAATACAGCGTTAAATATTGGTGCATTGTTCACGGAGGTCTTCGGGATTTCATCCCCGATTTATCTTCCGTGGGGACGAACCCTGCAGGATTACGATCCGGGGAAATACATCGGAGTGACAACGATTCCGGATGCCGAAGCCGAAGCATACAGCTGGATGGGGACTCCGGTCATCGGGACGTTTACCCTTGACGGTAACAAGCAATACAGCACCTATAATCCGGACGGGTCACGCGGCACGATGAATATGGCTAGTTTTCCGATGCCGTATGCAACGATCGTGGACTTTTCGCGCTCGATGAACTGTTCAAAAACGAAGGTATTGGGTGTTCACGGAACTGTAAAGGAAGTCTACGGGCTCGACGACTGGAAAATCAATATCCGGGGATTCTGCATAGCAGACAAAAGCCGGGAAGGTTATAAGACGGTTGCCGAACAAGTGAACGCGCTCTGCAAGTTCCGCAAAGTGACGGAAGCGGTCGGAGTTACGGGAAGCATCTTCAACAACAAGGAAATTTACTCCATTGTCATTGATAACATTTCGTTCAATCCGATTCAGGGAAACAGCAGCGTAGTTCCGTTCACGATAGAAGCAACGAGTGATAACCCTTATGAACTGACACTATGAGCTATATGATGTGCAGCCGGATCACATTCCCGGCAAACAAGAGACGCGAGGAACTGGTCATCTATACGATTTCGTCGGTTCACATCGAAAGTTCATGGAAGATGCTGACAGACTCTGCAGAAATAGTCCTTCCCAGGCGTATCAAATACTTTGCCGGAAAAGACCTGAAGGAACTGCTGTCTGCCGGGGATCAGGTGAAGATTGAACTCGGATATGATTCCAACCTGTACACGGAATTTGAAGGATATATATCGCTGATCGGCTGGGGTGTTCCAGTGACGATCCGGTGCGAGGACGAAATGTATAACCTGAAAAGAAAAACAGTGTCCTATTCCGCAAAGAATGTCACACTGAAGAAACTGCTTGCAGACGTTGCCAAAGGCTATGAGGTGAAGACGAACTATGATGCTGAACTTGGTGCGGTACGGTATTCTTCCAGAACGGTCGCGGAAATCCTGAATGACATCCGGAAGAAAACCAACCTCCACTGCTATTTCATCGGCAAAGTCCTGTATTGCGGAAATGTCTATTCCGAAAAGGTCGACACCGAAAAGGTGAAAATCGTACTGGAAAAAAATGCCGTCAGTCAGAACCTGAACGAAACCAACGGTGAGTTTCAGGTCAAGGTTGTCAGCATCGGTGCTGGCGGCAAGAAACTGGAAGCAAAAGCCGGAACGGAAGGAAGTGAGGTCTATAACCTGACTTACAATGAAAAAGGAAAGTCCGTCAAGGTCGAAGACCTGAAGAAGTTCGCCAGAGATTTCTACGAAAGCCTTAAAAAGCAGAAGTACCGCGGGGGCGTCGAACTGTTCGGGATACCTGTCGTCCGCCACGGTATAACGATTGACCTGAAGAGTGAAATAACTCCGGAAATGAACGGATACTATTACGTTGAGAAGGTGACAAAGGATTTCAGTGACGATGCTACATACAGGCAAAAATTAGAGTTGGGAGGACGTGCGGAATGACTACGGATGAACAGTTACGTGATGCGCTTGAAAAATGGCGCGAAGGGGCTAGACAGGCGCAATTGCGCTGGGTAACGGTAGACAAGGTTGATAAAGAAAACAAGGCAATGGATGTGACCGGGGTCATTGACCAGCTTGAATATTATGATGTCCAGTTGGGAATGGGTGCATTATGCATCTATCCGAAACCGGGAACAACTTGTCTGGTCGGAATCATCGAGGGACAGGAGACTGACGCCTTCCTGATTTCTGCTGATGAGGTGGACGAAATTGTGCTGAATGGCGGGACATTGGGCGGACTGGTAAAAGTCGGGGAACTGACGGAACGGCTGAACCTGATTGAAAAGGACATCAATTCATTGAAGCAGAAATTGTCAGGATGGACACCTGTACCGAACGACGGGGGATCGGCTTTGAAAACGGCATTGTCTTCCTACATTTCGGAATCACTAAAAGAGACACAGGTCAGGGACATTGAAAACGAAAGGGTGAAGCAATGAAAGGACTATTACTCGACAAGGATGGTGATATCAGAATTGTCCCCCATAAGGGAAAAGACGGGCTGACCGGGTTCGTAATCGGTGACACTCTGATTCAAAATGCGGCAATCGTGCTTGAGCTGAATCAGGGTGAGTTGAAAGAAGACCCGGTGCTGGGTGCGAACCTGATCCGGTATATCCGTTCACAGGCTGATAAAAGAGCCATTGAGAAACAAATGAAAATCCACCTGAAACGCGCGGGCATTGACTATTCGGAGCTGGTGGATAAAATAAATATTGAAATTACTAACGATTAAAATGATTGAAAATGAAAGCAAGTAACGATCTGATTAAAAAGTTCGGAGTAGACAAAATCATTCACGGACTGATTGGGATGCTCATTTTAGCCGTGTGCGTGGTAGCATCTGTTTTCCTGTTTGGGGTGAGCTTCCCTAGCGTATTGGGCGGCATGGTTTTGGGAACTGTATCCGCATGGCTGGCTGGTAAATGGAAGGAATCGAAAGACGATGTTCCGGATATGGCAGACATCCGGGCGACGGTACGCGGGGCATTGTTGGCGGATGTGGTCATATTACTGGTATGGATAGTTTTCCGACTGATTCTATAACCTGTATGTATCATGAAAAGACTACACGTACAGTTATGGATCGCAGTTTTCCTGTCCGTATCCGGAATGATCCTGCTGTTTTGCGGATTTTGGGTAGTACCTACGGGACAGATTGACAACTCGGTTTTAGTCGCCTATGGCGAAGTTTCGACTTTTGCAGGCGCACTCTTCGGAGTTGATTACAGGTATAAATGCAAGTATAAGAAATACATTCAAGGAGAAGACGAAACAGAAAATAAGGAGGAAAAGAAAGATGAATAAACCTACATACATTATCATTCATTGTTCTGCAACACGCGAGGACAAAGATTTCACAGAGAAGCAAATTAATGATTCACACGTAGCCCGTGGCTTTGGAAAATGGGGATACCACTATTATATCCGGAAAGACGGTCGCGTGATTCCCATGCGTGCGGAAAACGAAATCGGGGCACATGATAACTTTATCGTTCCCGGTGAGAAAACCAGTTATAACCGATGTTCAATCGGTATCTGCTATGAGGGCGGACTGGATAAGAACGGCAAGGCAAAGGATACCCGGACGGACGCACAGAAGAAAGCGATGCGCGAGCTCGTTCAGGACATCTGCCACCGCCACGACATTATTGATATCCTCGGGCATCGAGATACCAGTCCGGACAAGAACGGGAACGGCATCGTCGAAAAATGCGAGTGGATGAAAGAATGTCCCTGCTTCGACGTAAAGAGTGAATTTACCTCATTTTTACCACCTGTAATCGTTCGACCGTAATGAAAAAGATACTCGTTTTTTTACTCACAATCGTGGTGCTGTCCGTCTGTTCCTGCCGATCGTCCAAAACGGACACGACCGTCCATCAGGATAACACGGAACAGAAGCAGACGGAACAGGAAGAAGTTTCTACAGACAAAGCGCAGGTCAGCGTAAACAAGAATGTTGAGCGAATGATCGAGATGATGCAGCAAATGGAATTCAACTGGCAGAAGACGAACTATTCGCCACCGGATTCGACCGGGAAACAATACCCGACCTCCACGGAGACAGCGACAGGAACGTCTACCAGACAGGAGAAAGAAACCTATAATGAACAACTTCAGGTACAAATACAGGAAATTCAGGAAACCCTGCTGACATTGAAGGAGCAACTGGAAAAACAGGAGAGGAATGATACAAAGGTCGTTGAAAAGGTCGCGTACATTCCTCCGTGGGCAAAAGCCGTAATAGCAGCCTTTTTTATTGCATTTGTATTTTTTATTTATAAAAATGTAAGATGAAAACTGTAGTACAAGCCGGACAAACCCTGCTGGACATAGCCGTGCAGGAATATGGTACAATCGAAGCGGCTTTCATGCTTGCCAGGACGAACGATATGGGCATAACGGACACCCTACAAGCCGGACAGGAAATCGAAACCCCGGAAAAGGTCTATAACAGTGAACTGGCTGATTACTGCCAGCGGAACTCCGTTTGTCCGGCTACTTCTGAAACCGCCTCAAATGCGGTACGATTGAGAATTTTCACCGAACAGTTTACCGAACAATTTAAGTAATGGCTAGAACAATCGCAGAAATAAAGAAAGAAATGACGGATGCCTATATGTCAAACAGCATTATCCGTGACCTGTATGGCATCACGGGTGATGCCGACTTTGATTCGGTGTTTTCCCCCGTATCAATAGAAAGTACCCTGTTTTACATTTTTGCGGCAACAGCGCACGTCATAGAGCAAATGTTTGACCAGTTCAAATCGGACGTGGAGGAACGGATTGACGCCAATATCATACCGACCGTGCGATGGTATCATAGCAGTGCGCTGGCTTTCCAGTATGGTGATCCGCTGGTCTATGATCCGGAGAAATACCAGTTCCGGTATTCCGTTATCGACAAAACCAAACAGCTTGTCAAGTATGTGGCAGTCAAAGATCGCGGAGGAAGTATTCAGATACTCGTGTCCGGAGATGAGGGGGGACTTCCTTGTCCTTTGACCGGGGACGTTCTGACGGCATTTAAAAGCTATATGAATTCGATCAAGATTGCCGGGGTAATCTTGTCGATACAGTCAATTCCGGCAGATGACATCCGTATCAACGCGACCATAGAAGTCGATCCTATGGTTATCAACGCTTCCGGTATCCGCCTGACGGATGGTAGTAAACCAGTACTTGCCGCCATCAACGATTATCTGAAAGGTATCGAGTATGGCGGTAAATTCAATAAGACAAAACTTGTTGACGCGATACAGAGGGTTGAAGGCGTACTGGACGTCGAACTTGGAGAATGTGCCGCAAAAGCGGCATCCGCTACGGAATATAACGTAATTAAAAATAATAACTATACGGCTGTAGCCGGGTGCTTCATCCTGAACAGCCTTGAAACCTCCCTGACTTATGTGGTATGATTTTGACATTATCAAATACGCGCAGTATGTGCTTCGTCCGTCATTGAGGAAAAGGAAGATATTTGCAATCATATCCATCTTCCTTCTCCCTTTAATCTTCATTTACACCCTGTTTAAAAGCTACCGTAAACAGGCTATCAACAAGCTGAATATAAACGGTCAGGTGATATATATCGAGAAAGTGCTGAACGACAGGTTTTTCTTGAAAAACAGGGAAATATACATCACTGATATTGCGGGAAAAGAATCGTACCTGTATCACCGCAGGGAAGAGCAAATCCCGTCCTACCTGTATAAACGGGGTGAAGGAGTGGGAAAGAAACACATCCAGCAGCGCGGTGAAGGGAACTATTCGGGAAATTACATGGTGAACATACCGTCGTTCCTGTCAACGTATGAGAATGAGATTAAAAACTTGATTGACTATTATAAACCAGCCGGACGAACCTACGTCCTTAAAATATACGAATATGAATAAACTGTTATTTAAAGAAGGCGGACAGCCATTTTATTTGGATGATTTGGAATTTATGCAAGAATCCACAGCAGACGTATTGAAAGCCATTTGTTCCGGGATGAAACTGGGAGAGAAACATATTCTGTTAAGCGATCCGGTCAGCACGGAAATCCTTGGTTCCAATACAGTGTATACTATTGTCGGAAATGGATATATCGTGATAGGTGATGAAGTTTATCCGATAAAACCGGATATTCTTACTGTGCCTACATCACAACCAGTATACTGGGTGGTTGTTCAGGAAAAATTTCAAAATGAAATATTTGCGGACAATTCCGAAGCGCAAGTATATGAGCGCAGGTATGTAAAACTGTCAACAACATATACAAAGTCAGATATGTATGTAGGCAGAAATGATGTAGTAACATTCAGGAACAAAATATTGGCTATTGTCACAGATTATTTGGACAAGACCATAATAGAAAAGGACATGAAAGCCCAGTTATCCCTAAGTGAAGTCGTTTCCGGAAAAGCAGAAATCATATACCGGGCAAAACAGACGGGCAATGAAACTGTCTATTTTAATATCTTGGCTGCTGCCAATACAGGAACTTCCATGATAGCTCCTGAAGTGAACGGCAAACGGAGATTATGTACATTTGATTCGTCTGTAAAGAATATTTCCGGAGTGTTCAGTCTATCGATGTCGTATGCAGATTCATGGGATAATCCACAATCAATGATTGTTCAACTCACATTCGATAACGGCAACTGTTATATAGCTTCAGCAGATGGCAGCCCACTTGTCCAAATGCCTGCAAGTACTATTTTAATCGAGGATACATTAAAGATTTAACTGATAATGGCAACAATATACGAATTAAAAAGACGGGCACAGGAACTTTCGGCAAAGAAAGATTCCTTATCCATATCACCTGAAGAAGTGGGCGGCTTGATTGATGAAACGCTGGATGTCATCAACGAAGCGGAGAAAAACCAGATCGGGTTGGGGATTCGTAACACATACACCACCGTCGCGGAGATGAACGCGGACAGTACTTCCCCGGTCGGTTCTGACGGAAAGCCGTTGAAATTCGGTCAGATCGTGACGGTGTATGACGAGAATACCCCCGATGCAGTCGACAATGGTAACATCTACGCCTTTCAAAATCCGGGGTGGAAACTTGTCTCAACGACAGGCAACCTTTCCGTATATGCAAAAAAAGAAGATGTAGAAACGGCAAAGAATACGGCTGATGCTGCACAAAAGAAAGCCAACGAAGCTGCGGAATCCGCTAAAAAAGCGAATGAAAATATCGGAAAGCTGTCCGATAATATCGGCACGGAATCGGAAAGCGAAGACGGGACAGTATGGGGTAAACTTAAAAGCCTTTCTGACGATGCCGACAGCACATCACAGGACGTGTCTTCATTAATGGTAGATTTCGTACATCACTCAACAGAACGCTTCGACGAAATAGTAACCGACTCTTCCATTGTGTTGGAGCAGTCCAATGCGCCTACTGAAGACGGTAAAATTGTATTTCTCGCCAGTCTGGGTAAATTTGCCTGCTTCGTTGACAACAAGTATTATCCAAGCTGGAAAGGTGTTGATGCCTATATGAATACCGACCGCACACACCCGCACGAGAATAAAATATACCTGTTCGGCAACAAGACCTACATCTACTTTGCCGGGGCTTTGCTTTCTGCCGACTCCGACGCGATACAGTTAGCCGCGTCTGCGGACTTGGCTGCAAAAGCGGCAAAGAAATCGGCTGAAGACGCACAGGCTACCGCGTCTTCAGCATTGTCGCTGGCTAACAAAGCCCTGTCCGTTATCAATGTCAACGAAATATGTGGCGGCTCTGTCTATTCCTTGTCCGCAGCCATTGCCGCAATTACGGAAAGGGAGAATGCGGATAATGTCACTTACCGCAAACCGGGTATCGTATTGACTTATAAAATTGCTGAAGGTGAATGGGAATCCAAACAGTTTGCCGGATCATCCCTTGAAGGCTTTGCCACAGAAGCGAACTGGACGGACTTCGGTGGTGCTGGTGGCGACATGACGGGCAAAGGCGCAGTGCTGCTGGTCGATGAAATTGCGCCATTATCAAACGGATACTATATTCTTCAAACGGCTATCGATGCCCTGACAGCTTACGAGACGGCAAATGAAACGGAATGCATCAAACCCGGTGTGGTTATCATCTACCGCACCGGAAAGGAAACATTCGAGTCCAAACAGTTGTGCGCGTCCCGTGCCGATTATAATGACTTGGCGGCATGGAACGACTTCGGTTCTGCCGCTGGGGGAACAGTCGAAACCGATTCCGAAATCATCAAGGACAGCGTGAACCCGGTAGCAGGTGGTGCGGTCTATGATGCCATGCCCGTCGACGTGGATGGCGAACAGGCGGAAGACGGAACGGTGCGTGTGTACATGAAGGACGCGGAAGGGTTTCCGCTGGGCGACGGTTTCACCTTTGCAGTCGGAACTGGTGGCGGTGGGGGCGTTGCCGGGACAATCGTGTATATCTATCCGCAAAAGACCTCCCTGTATGCCGCACTCGGAACTGACGACCTGACAATCAGGCTTGCGATCCTGTCACGTACCGGATCGGGTGAAATGGTTTCATACAACAATATCGAAACCCTGCAACTGAAAGACAAGTCAACGGGGGAAACGCTTGAAACGTTCAACGTGAACCGGGAAAGTTCCCCGTCAGATACGGACTACACTTTTGCGATTTCCGTTAAAAGCTATTTCAGCGAAGCGATGAACCGCAAGTTTGTGGTCGTTGCCACCGATGACGGGGGAAATACCGCGCAGAAGACAATCAGCGTCACGGCTGTAAACCTGAAACTTTCCCGTGTATGGGCTTTGTACAAAACATTGCAGGAAGGTTCGGGACTCATCACCATGACGGACGTGTTCAAACTGTCTTCCGCCAATAAGTCAACCGTTACGGCACATATCAAAATAGGCGACGAATGGAAGCTGATCTCACAAACCAGCGTGGCTTCCACACGCTCACAGGACTTGCAAATCAACGTTTCGTCTTTGGGACTGAAACATGGTGCATATACTGTCAGGATTGTCGCACAGGACGTGGAATCGGGCGTATGGTCGAACTACCAGTTCTTTGATGTGATGATTGTCAACCCGTCAAGTCTTATGCCTATCGTGGCGCTTGCGCATTCCGAAGAAACGGAAACGGCATGGTCAGTCAAGAAGTATGCAAACCTGAACATCGAAGTGGCGTGCTATGATCCCAGCCATGTCGCTACCGATGCCCATGTCGAAATACACAAGGTCGCGAAAGTTGCCAATACCTCTACCGGAGACAACAGTGAAACCGATACAGTGCTGACTACCGTATCAGTAGGACGTAACAGTACATTCAATCTGTCCACCCGTGTCGATGGCTTTACTATTGCGGACAATATCAGGAATACGTTGGGTATTTACGGGAAATGCGGTGCTGGGGAAAGCAATACGATTGAGTACTCCGTTAACAGTTCCGTCATTGACATCAATGGTGATTCCAGCTATATGATTTATTTCAATCCGGCAGACAAGGACAATTCGGATCAGGACAAGTCATGGCTGTACGGACTTTATGAAATGAAGCAGAACGGGTTCAACTATTCCACGAATGCCTTTGTCACCGACAAGAACGAAGGGAAGGCGTTCAAGGTTTCGGATGATGCCACCGCATTGTGTACTTATCGTCCCTATAACCGTACCAACATTGAGCAGACCGGATCGACTACCATCATCAAGATAAAGACGCAGAACGCTGCCGATCCTGACGCGAACGTCGTGTCATGCTGGGACGAAGCAAACCAAATCGGGTGGCGTATCACTTCAAAATGTGTGTACTTCAAAGCACTCGGAACTGAACTGATCGAACGGTATTTCAAGCCGGGCGACATCTACGAGTTTGCTTTCGTCATTGAAAAGGCAAATGCGGAAGAGGACGGCAAAGGCTATACCAAGCTATATTGTGACGGTGACCTGATTGGCGCATCCAAATATACGGCAGGACAAAGCGCGATCAAACAGTCCGAACAAATCAGCTTCTCCGGAACAGCCGGGGAACTGTATATGTACCGCTTGCTCTCCTGGGAAAAGGAAATGGCGGACGAACAGATTAACGATGAATTTGTGATCGGTAAATCTGATACGGACGAAATGATCGCTTTGAACAAAAAGAACGATATCCTAACCGACAATAAAATCGACCTGAACAAAGCACTTGAAATGTGCGACTGTCTGGTCGAAATGCCACACGGGGACTATAAACTTGAAACGCTTGACAACGTAACGGACACGTCCACCAAGATATATACAGACCTGTATCTGTTCTGCAAGGACAAAGGTATGAGTCTTATTTTCGAGAACGTGGAAACGACCAATCAGGGTACGACATCCGCCTTCTATCCAACCTATAAGAACAGGAAATACAAGCTGAAAAAGGCAATTATCCGTGCGATGTATCCGGAACGGGCTCCGCAGGCTTTGCTCGACGCGATTGTAAACAAGAAAATCATTTTGCGTGGTGAGACTATTCCATTCGACAAGGTTTGCCTGAAGGTCAACTATGCATCACCCGACAAGGTAAACACCCCGATTTCCCGTATCAATAACGATATGCAGAAGGCTTTGGGCGAGGAATATATGACCCCAGCGCAGAACGCGTACTATGCGGATGAAAACAACACGCTGGACTTGCGTACAAGTATTGACGGTAACAGTGTGCTTGTCTTCAAATCAGATACCGGAAATATCAATGACGCGTACTTTTGGTGTCGCGGTGACTGGAACATTGACAAGGGAAATCCACCGACTTTCGGCTTCAAGGATGTTCCCGGCTACAATGCCGACTGTTTGAGTTATGGCGACTTCACCGACCTTCCGGACGTGACGGAATCCTATTTCATGTCCCATGCTGACGACTACGATCAGGATACGATCTACATGCTTTCCAAATCGACGGACGCTTCGTACAAGTTCATGGAATACGTCGACGGGGCATGGAAAAACACTACCGGAACAATCTCTTTCAACGGCAGGAAAACGGTCGTTACCGGACGTGTCCTGAATCCGGTTGAATGTGTTGAAATGCTTGATTATGAAGGTATGTGCATCTTCGATGATATCGACAACTTCATGACTATGCAGTCGACGCACAGCAAGTGGGTGAAAGGCTTGTACGGTGCGGAACTGTCAACGGAAAGCCTTGTTCCCAAATGGACGATGTTCTTTGAATTCCGTACACCGGACGATGACGGCATGAACCTTGCCTATGCGCTTGGAAAGAAGACACCGTACCACTGGAAACAGTTCTGCGAATGGGTGTATTCATGTAACCCGAAGAACCGTATGGCAGGCGGCAAAATCAGTATCAACGGTGCACAGGTCAGCGATACGCTCGAAAACCGATACCGGAAGCTGGTTGAGGAAATGGACAAGTATTGCAGCGTGGCTTCTTTCCGCGCATACCTAGTCCGTATCCTGTATCATTCAGGCGTCGACCAGTTATCGAAAAACAGCATGTGGGCTTTGTACCTCTGCCCGGACGGTATTTACCGTTGGTACATGAACCACGATTATGATTCGGACAGTACGAACGGAAAGAATAATTCCGGTATCTTCAAACTTCCGTATAACGTGATGCTTGACAGCGTCATGGAGGGGGAAAACGTATTTGCCGGACGTATGAGCGTCGTTTGGCAAGGCATGTGGCGTTATGATCAGGTCGGACTTGCAGCGACCGCGGAGAAAATCCGCACATCGCGCCTTCCGGGTGGCGAGTCCGCTTTCTCCTACGAAGCCGTTCTGCGTGAATCGGAAGAAAAAGACCACCTCTTGATCCCTGCGATCGTCGCTTGCCGTGATTCCGTGGCGAAGTATATCACCAATCCGGGCGGTCAGGCGTTCAACGTGATCTCCGGTATGGGTATCCCTTACCGCCATTACTATGTGTCTGCCCGTTATGACTTCCTTGACGCTTATTTCGGTGTCAGCACGATCCTGAAGGCGGATAATATGTGCATGTTCCGCGCCATCGGTGAGGACATCAATATCGAAGTGACCGCAAGCGAGCAATGGAAATTGTGGGCGGGCTTCAATACGCCAGCCGCACAACAGGGGGCATGGGCGGAAGAAGACGGCTCAAAGGTGACATTCCATTTCGACGGTTCAAACTCATCGAGCGCGATCTATATCATCGGTGCATCGAAGATCAAGTCTTTGGGTGATTTGAGCACTGTCAACATCGACGGTACACAGGCAAAAGACTTCACTACGTTGATCCGTGTCGAGGAACTGGTGTTCGGCAGCAAACGCGAAGGATATGCCAACAATAGCGTCACAGACCTCCCGCTTGGTGAAAAACCGTACATGAGACTCCTGAACGTTGAGAACTTCAAAAAGCTGGTATCTCTTGACCTGACCGGGGCAACACGCCTTTTGCGCCTGTTGGCATACGGCAGTTCCCTGCAGATTATCAATTTTGTAGGCGGCTGTCCGGTTCAATATGCGGAACTGCCGACCACCATGACACAGTTCAAGTTGATGAACCTCGATAAGTTGAGCTATAAGGGGCTGAACGCGGACACAGGCATCGTTGTTGAATCCATGCCGAACATCACCACACTGCGCGTGGAAAACTGCCCGCTTATCGACGTTGTAAAGATGATCCGCGACATAATCGATTCGCAGGAAGGTAATGTCGTATTCCGCCATATCCGTATCACAAACCGTGATTTCATCGGGAACGGTTCGGAAGTGCTGGAAATCCTGCAACTCGGTATCGGGGGACTGGATGAAAACGGTAATCAGGTAGAGAAGCCCGTACTTACCGGGAACTATCTGCTGGATGAAGTCATCGAGAACTCGGATATAGAAGCGATCCGGAACGGCTTCGAAGGTCTGACCGTCAGCACCATAATCGACGCTTATATCAAGATCATCGACTGGTTTAATGCGGAAGCGTATGGCGGAGAACCCTATTATCCCGAAGTCACATTGGATAATGTGGGTGAAATCATGGACTATTATAATGGTGAAACCTATGAAGAATACCTTCAACGGTTTGCGGAAGAAAATATGGATATTAACGATATAGTAAACAGCAAATAACATGAGTACAAAAGAACAGAGCGCAACCCTGCTGCGTCTCAATAAACAGGAACAGGTAAAAGCCTTGCAGGCGGTAGGCTTTGCCGACATTACGGAAAACTCGCGTGCCAGCGAGTTCCCTAACCGGATAAAGTGGGCTACCGGGTTGCTGGACATGCGGGTGGCATGTAACCGGATTTCCGATAATTCCAAATGGTATTTTACCCGTGAGGAGTGGAACTCGTTGACTCCTGCCAACAAGTTGAAGTTTATCCGTCGTGGTTTGTGTATCCGGGCACATTCGCAGTCTTTTGTCATTGCGGCACAAGAGTGTTATGCAGCTGACTTGTCTTCCAGCTTCTATTGGGGCGGTCTTGGTAAAGCGATTGACGGGCTTTCCGCAAAGATGCTGGGCAAAATGTACACCTGCTTCACCGGGAAAGAAGATACACGCCTGATCCTTGATGCCCTGAAAGGGACAAATTCGAACGGTGTGGAAGGCGCACCCGCTGCGGAAGCTGCCGTAGCCTATAAAGCCTTCACACTCGATGGCGACGGTCTGGAGGATGATACTGAATGGTTCTTGCCTTCTTCCGGACAGATGATGATCATGTATCGATACCGTGACCAAATCAATGAAATGCTGCGTGCATTTTGGAGCAGTGACAGCATGTTCCTGACGGACAAATACTACTGGACGAGCACGTACTATGATACGACAAATGCATGGACGTGCAATTTGAATACCGGGCACATGAACGTACAGAATAAAAATACAAGCCTGTTGCATGTAAGGGCAACGGCAGAAGAGTAATCCATTAAAACAGTACATATTTATGACAGACAAGAATAATGAAAGCGCATTGCTTTTGCGCATGAATAAAGAAGAACAGGTATCTGTTTTGCAGGAGATCGGTTTTACCAACGTGAACGAAAATACGCCTGCCAGTGACATTGCAAAATATATCAGATGGGCTGGCGGGCTGCTTGACCTGTCCTTTGCCACAATCCGGATCGAAGACGGTGTCAACGTGTTCTTTACTGCTGAAGAATGGAATTCCCTTAGCGCAAATAACCGTTCAAAATACCTGCGTGTAGGTGTCCGTATCCGTGCGGATCGTCGCCAGTTCGTCATAGCGAAAAGCGACTGCACTGACGATATAGGCGGGCGTACTTTCAAATGGGGGGCATACGGTACGGACATCCGTGGCGTTAAGAATTACGGGAACGGTAATCAAGGGCTTTATGAAACGGCAGACGGAAAGCAAAATACTGATGCTATCATAGAAGCCACTGCAGGAGTCAAGGATAATTCCGGTGTCGTCGGTGCACCAGCCGCAGAAGCAGCAAAGAACTATAAGGCTTGTACGCTTGAACTGGACGGACTTGAAGACAAAACCGAGTGGTATCTTCCCAGCGAAGGAGAACTCATTACCATCGCCAAATATAAGACCGAAATCAATGAGTTATTATCCTCTGTATCAGGTAATCAAAATATAATTACAGCCGACTGGTATTGGAGCAGCACCGAATACGACGCCTCGAACGCGTGGTACGTTTACATGATCAGCGGCAGCGTGAGCACGAGCACCAAGACTAGCGCAGGCAGGGTTCGTCCCGTTTCCGCAATAGATTCTTTATCTCTTTAACTCTTTATCTCTTAGATAGTTACGTTTAATTAGCCCCGGTAGGGGCTTTTTAAGTTTTAAAATTCTGAAAAAATGAGTGTTAATAGTTTGACAATCATTAACTTTGCGGAGCAAAAGAAAAATTTTAAAAATATCAAAAATTAACATGGGAAAAGCAGAGGACAGACCAGTCTATCAATTAATGTATCGGTTATTAATGTTGATACTTGATGCAAGAGACAAGTTTCCGAAGAATTACAGGTACGAATTCGGTACGGAACTTATGATGTCCGCCCTTCGTTGTTGCGAGTTGATCCGTTATGCAAATTCAAGCCTTCCGCGTCGAGTGGAATACCTGAACGAATTCCTTGTTAAGTTTGATACATTGAAACTCTTATTAAGGGTATGTCGAGACCGGAAACTGATCAATATTCAGACGACAGCAGACATCATTGAGGTGATTACGTCGATTGAAAAGCAAATTATAGGGTGGCGTAATTTCACCGCTTCCCAGGAAAAGACAGCTTCCGTAAAGCCAGAGCCATAATCTTCACGGAGTTTATGGGAGAGCAATCTAATTTATCTATTGGGCATTCCCCCGGTGATGAACCGGGAAAGACTAAGACAGTGAATGCTGAATCCTCGAACGCGTGGTACGTGAACATGAACAACGGCAACGTGAACACGAACAACAAGACTAACGCAGGCAGGGTTCGTCCCGTTTCCGCAACAGATAAACCGATCTATGACATACCCTTATCTTCCATCGTGCATGCATTTGACGTCTGTTGCAAGAATAAACGCAATACAGATGACTGCATAGAGTTTTCGTTTGAATATGACACGGATTTGGTTGCCGTGTGGGATGCTATCAGATACGGTCGCTACGAACCTGATTATTCAAAATGCTTCATACGGAAAAAGCCCGTTCTTCGTGAAATTTTTGCTTCCGCTTATGTTGATCGTGTAATACAACATTGGGCTGATCTACGCCTTGATCCTATTTTGGAAGAGCGTTTTCAGGCACAGGGAAATGTTTCAAAAAATTGCCGTATTGGTGAAGGAGCACTTTCGGCTGTTATCTATCTGAATGGGATGATCATGGAAGTCAGTGAAAATTATACGAAAGACGCATACATTTTCAAGGGTGATTTCAAAAGCTTTTTTATGTCAATGTCCAAATCCCTGTTATGGGAAATGATCGACCTGTTTATCCGGGATAACTATAAAGGCGACGATATAGAGTGTTTATTATATATATTGCGCACTGTTATCTTTCACCAGCCACAGTATAAATGTTATAGGAAATCACCGTTACATTTATGGGATGAGTTGCCTCATGATAAAAGTTTGTTTCATGCTGATCCGGATCATGGTTTTGCCCCCGGCAGTCTTCATGCGCAGAAATTCGCAAATTTTATCGGTTCTTGTTTTGATTACTATGTTTCCGAAATACTGGGAATCAAGCATTATGTGCGTTTTGTGGATGATTTCGCCTTTGTAATGCGTAATAAAGAAGATATTCTAAATACTGTTCCTTTGCTTGACAGTTACCTGAAAGAGCAGCTGCTTCTTAAATTACATCCTAAAAAAATATATATACAGCATCATTCTAAGGGAGTTTTGTTTGTAGGGGCATTCATTTTGCCCGGTCGAATTTATATTTCAAACCGTGTTGTCGGTAATTTATACGATGTAATCAGCAAATATAATAAAATAGCGGAGGAAGGCTTTGCGGAAGCACACGCGGACAAATTTGTTGCCACCCTGAATTCCTACTATGGATTAATGAGGCATTTCAATACGTACAATCTAAGACGGAAAGTGGCGAAACGTATTAATCCTGCATGGTGGGAATATTTTTATGTTCAGGGACATTGGGAGGTTTTTGTGTTGAAGAACGAATATAATTTTAAGAAACAATTAAAAAAACAAATAAGAAAAGGCAATGCGAAAAAATATCTTACCCCGGAAATTGGCTAAGCCGATCGAACAATTATCCGATGGAACATGGATAATACGATATGCAATACAATCCATTGACAGAACCGATAACGAAGGAAACGAACTGGTGACATTTGCCAGTTCCATATTCCTTGAAAAACCAACGTTGGAAATGATAAAGAAAAGTATTCATAGATATGCAATGAGCGTTCTTGATGATGAGGATGTTCTTCCGCTTGTTGCCAATCCTGATTTATCAGTTTACATGATCATAGATTAA